TGGGTAGGGCCATTGTCGAGGGCGTTCCTCCAGAAAGCTCCCAACACTGGTTTGCTCGTAACTACAAGATGGCAAAGGAAAATCCGTCTGAAAGAAGACAGGCTTTCCATGCCTCTACCTTTGACAATCCCTACCTAACAGAAGATGACAGACTTGAGATTGAGGAGGAGAAAGGATCTCTTACTGAGGGGATATGGGAAAGGTTCTATATGGCAAAGCAACCAGAGGGAGCAGGTAACTTCTTCAGGAATATAACCAAAGCGTATTCAGGAGGAGCATACGAAATGATGGCTCCTGTAGAAGGTGAAAAATATGTTGCAGGTTTAGACATAGGTAGATCCAACGATCCCACTGTATTAGTAATTAAAAATCGGATAACGAGAACTTCTGTGTTTGCAGTTGAACTTATGAAGACAGATTGGTCGCTGCAACTTGAAACAATTAAACGAGAAGCTGTGAGGTGGAACCTTGAAGAGATTTACATGGACTCGACAGGACTGGGTGGTAAATTAGGAGAAGATGTGCTTTATCGTGAACTAATGGAACACTCAATTCCTGTTGTGGGATATAACTTTACTCCAAGTAAAAAGTATCAGTTATTTTTAGATTACGCACTGTCGCTTGAAAAAGAGACTGTTGCATTTCCACAGAGTTTCGGTAAACTAATAAGTCAGTTAGAAGACATTGCTCATAGGGAAACGGCAAATAGAGGTCATCAATTTTATTCGGTGTCAAACGGACATGATGACTGGGTGGATGCAGAATGTTTAGCTTTAATGGCTTGCGATCCTGCACAAGATGTTGTGGATCTTCTGACAGTTCCAAGATCGACAAGAGGCATAAAGCCTTTAAATAGCAATTATAAAAATAAGGGTTCTAGGTTGCTGGAGTGGAGAAGACAGAGGAAAGAACTTGCATTAAAAGAAGAAGGAACTGAAGTCCTATGACTATGAGTTATAACGCATCTTCACAAGGTGGAATGAATCCACAGGAAGAAATTGATAGAGAGAGTGCCAATCCTTTAGAAGAATCTTTATTATCTTTGGAGTGGGTTCAATCAACATTAGCCTCATCAAGAGGAGAATTTAAAGAATTTTACGAAAATTGCGAAGAAGCAGAAGATTTTTATTTATCAAACTTTGATTTCTCAGTTCCAGAAACAGGTTCACAGATAAGGTTAGGAACAGCACACTCAACAATTAACACACTTGTTGCACACGTCACTCCACAATTTTTAGACATATCAGTTCCTCCACCAGGACCTAAAGGACAAGTAAGAGCAGAACTGCTTGAGAAGTTTCTCAGGGGTGCGAATCATATGCTTGAGCAGTTCTCACCAACTAGAAGAGAAACAGCAAAACACATGGCACTCTATGGAATATCATTTGAGAAAACAGAGTTCGCTGCTAACAGATGGGAAGACTTCCCAGAACCTCCAGAAGATGGAGACGTATCAGATTATAAAGAAAAGCTACAAGATGTTTTAAACAGGAGAAACATTAACTGGCCTATCACTTCAACTTGTATCAATCCTAAAATGATGGTGTGGGATACCAATAATATTCAAAATCCAAGATGGGTAATGCATTTTTACGAAATTGATGCTTCGTGGGTAAATGCTCACTTTCCGTCTTGGGAAGGACCTGTAGAAGGAACAGTGGAATTTGTGGAAACCTGGACTCACAGTCAAGTATGTTACATGGCTGATGGCAAATTCGCATTAGAGCCAAAGCGACATGGCTATAAGACTTTGCCTTTTACAATGTACTGGCCCCATACAGGTCTGATGACAGAGGGAAATGATCCCTCATCACTTTATCGTGGAATACTGCATGGTAACTTTGATATGCTTAGAGCAGAATCAAGATTAGCTTCGCAGTACCTCGATATCGTAGGTAACTCTGCTTGGCCTACTAGAGACTTTAGAGGTCCTCCTGGTATTACCGAGCAGGTTATGGAACAGTATGAGGAGACTCCTGGTGCTAAAAACTTTTTACCGCAGAATGTAAATGTGGAAAGAGCAATAACACCAGATCCTCCTAGTTCAATCGTAATTGCACAACAAATGATGCAACAGGCTATTGAATCTAATACTGCTCCTGCCGTATCAAGAGGAGAAAGACCAACTGGAGCAGCGAGTGGTTATCATACTGCTGTGTTAGCAGGAATTGCTGCACTTAACTTTGGTGCGTATGTAGAAGCTGCTCAAAGAGGACTACAAGATAGAAACTCTGTAATCTTGCACATTATTGAAAATGTAATCCAAGATAAGGTAACTGTATTTGGTAAAACAGAAACAGGCCCATTAGATGCGATAGTAAGACCTAATGATATAAGAGGTCATTATGTAAATATGGTACAACTCTCCCCTACTTCTCCAGAAGAACAGGAAAGAAAACTGAACTTGTGGAATAACTTGTGGAGAGCAGGATTCGTTGACCACGATACATCACTTAGAAAAGCAGGTGTATCTAATGCACTAGAAGTAAGATCAAAACTACTAGCAGAAAACTTCCTTAAGGGAGAACAAGTACAACAGGTTCTTCAAGGTGAGGCAGCGAGAAGAGTTCCATTACTACAACAGTTAGTTGAAGCTACAGGAATGACTAGCGGACAAGAAGCCGAACAGATAGCACAGAATATTTTAAATACGCAGGGAGAAACACAATTACCTAATGCAGGTAACTTTTCAAGTGCAAATCAACCTGCAAGATCACCAGCGACTGAAGCTGGCAGAGTAGAAACAAACACTAGACCTGTTGTTCCAGGTTCTCTTAGAGAGCAAGAACTTGTCGGAAGACAAATAGCAGGACAAAGGACTGGCAACCGAAGAGTACCTACAAGTGATCTTCCGCCAGGTATGGGATAATGGCAGGTAAAGATAATTCAATAGAAATGGCATACAACGAGTTTGACACAATGGTTGGAAAGTTTTTAGAGCAGGCAAACATATCTTTTAAAGATGTTGCTAAACCTGAGTTACCCAAACAGAAAAAACAAAAGACCAAGGTTAATCCCTTGAATAAGATAAGCAACCCATTTAGGATATAAACATGGCACAATATACAGTTACATATAGAACAAAAGACGGAAAACTTGAAAGAACAGTTGTGGAAGGCACATCGCCTATATCGGCAAGAAACGCAGCACTAGATAAAATACAAGGTCTAAGTTCAAAAGATATATCGGCTGTTGCTCAAGGGAGTGTTGCACAACCAACATTGACTGAAGGTGATATTCCAGGTCAAGGGTCAACTGTTTTTGTGCTTAGAGCTGAAGATGCACAAGGCAATTTAGAAAATATTGAGGTAAGAGGCGAAAACGAAGATGATGCTAGAAGGCAAGCAATTTCTTTAGGTTTAGTAGAAGGAAGTCAAAATATAGTATCTAGTGATGAAGTAGCATCGGCTGCCACAACATCTATTGCAGATGCACAAAGACGAGCTCTTGAAGAACAAAAAAGACTTGACGATTTAGCAAAAAAAGAAGAAGAAGATAGACAGAAAGAGCTTGCATCAAGGGATGCAGCAAGTATTTTACAAGAACCTATGACTCATACAGTGGATCTTGTCACTGGCTCTTTTGAAGTTACAAGAAATCTTGTAGAGCAAAAAGTAGGCAATGGAGGAATAATATATCGTAGGTATTTTTATGATATTCCAAGCCAAGGTGCGTATGGCGAATCTTTTAAAGGAAATCAATATTTTGTTGTAAATGCAGACGAAGCTAGTAATACAACTGATCCTTATAATCACGAAGTTGCTGTATCAAGAGATGCGTTTATTGCTGGCAAAGCATTTGCAAACTTAAATGCAGATGATCTTCAAATATTAAAACCTATAGGAAGTGATAATCCGTTTGGAATAAAAGGTACAGATGAAGATTGGGCAGCTGACATTCCTAATTGGTTAATTACTACTATGAGATTAAACAACAACTCTATAGCAAGAGTTAAGGAAACTGGTGAGTATAGAACAGTTACAAATGATGCTGTATCTAAAGCAACAATAGAAGGTCAAATACCAGAAATAGACACAAGCCTTTCAGCAGATGTACCTTTACAAGGTCCTCTTGCACCTGGAGAATTTGTTGACAGAACTCCATTAGCTACTACGGAAGTAGAAAAAGTTGAAAATTTAGATGGCGAAGAACTCACAAGTTTTGCAGGCAACAATGCTGTTGCAAAAATGTTTCAATTAAAAGGTGTAGAAATACCTTTAAATCAAGACGGAACCCCAAAAAATGTTGATGGTATAACAGCACTTCCAGGTTTTCCTACAGAATTACTAGAACCTAGAAATTTATTCGTAAAGGTTACGGAATCCCAAACTCTTGAAGATGGAACAAAGGCATTATTTACAAGATACGAAGTA